GGCCATGATCTCATAATGCAGGCGCAGAGCGGCAGATTCTTCCGCCGTAGCGGCGGCACCCACAAACGTCATCTGTTCAGTGTCATATTTCACTTTTAGTCTCTCCATTTCCAGTTGTCGATTTTCTCAACGTGCAGTATCTGCAAGACAAAATAGTTCTTTTCAGGGTCGGCGCCCCATTCCCGTGCACCGCCCTTCCCGTAGATACAATGCACCCACAGCTTGGCGGTCGGGCAGTCTGCCCGGTATCCGGCGCGTATCTGTATGGGAAATACTTTGAACACCTGCCCGCGGCATCCGTGATATTCATTCATGGCCTTATTGAAGCGCACCCGCCAATATTCGCTTGGTTCCCGGTATTCTTCGCGCTTTTGACCTTTGCAGATCATGTCAAACCATTTGCGCTTGATGGGCAAAGTCAGCATTTTGCAGCCCCCTCATCACGCCACGGACGCAGTCGCCGCGAATCTTGATTTTTTCTTGGGTGCGGCCTTTTCCGGTGGCAGCTGCCACTTAGCCAGCACTTCGCGCTCCCACAGATCCACAAATTCCCGGACCCGCCGGGGTATTTTTAGCTTTTTGCCGTGGGCAAATTCGTTTCCGTATCCATGCAGCTGGATTTCTCTCTTGCTGGTTACGTCAATGTTCAGGGTGTACCAGCTGCGTTCTGGCCGTCGGGTATGCCTCACAAACAGGATAATTCTGCCCCGTGCATGGGCATCTGAGTATCTGCCAACGCAATGGTGCAGGGTGCTGCCCTCCCGGATCAGCTCAAGCGGCGTTTCCGCCGGGCGAATGCAAATCCCATCATGTTCCCATGTCAACCCGGCGCAGCGGGCCGTCATGGCGGCGAACGCTTGCTGGCATTTGCCACTTACCCGCTCGTACTGTATTGTTTCGCTCATCCGGTCATGGGCGGTGCGCAGGTCTTTGGGCCAGCGCACTGCGTCCTGGTTCAGGTCACAGCCGGCCACGGCAGCCATGCGCCAATAATCCTCAAGCTGCGTAAGATCCTGCTCTTGGTGCTCTATGTAATTTAGGGTCCGCATCATCGGCAGTTTTTCGCGCAAAATCCGGCGCGTGTCGTATGCTCCGATGGCTTTCATCGCGGCGCAAAGGTCGTGGAAGCTTACGCCGCATGGCAGCGTATCCAGCTCTTGCCACGTTCTCAGACAGTCAACTCCCAGACCGTACTCTCTCCAAGTTCGCAATTCTTGCTTTGTCATACCTAGCATTTGGGCAGGGCGTTTTTCTTTCCAGTCCACCCACTCCAGCTTTGGAGCCGCTGTTTGCGGGGCAAGTCCGGTATAGTAGCGATGTTCCATTTCACCGTCGATTCCATCGCCCACCAGGTTTCCCAGCCCTGCGGTTACCAGGTTCTCAACATTGGGGTGCTTAAAATACAGCCGCAGGTATGCCACCGGGTAAAACGTTTTTGCTGCGTTTGATTGCTCCATGTACTCCCACAGCTTGGCATTCTCTGCGCCGGTGCCGCCCAAATCTGGCAGGTTTGCGGCGTACATTTTCGGGCAGCCAATGTCATCTACCGGTTTTGCGCGCTGTACCCACGTGCCCAGGTTCCGCCAACTGCCAGCCATAGCGTTGTACTGGTAGTGCGCCAGCTTGATGATCCGCCGGCCATCAACCACAAAGGCGTTAATAGCGTTCCGCTCGGTGTGGCGGTGACCTTCGTATATGTGGCGCTCAATGCACCACTGCGTTAATATTAGGCAGTTTTCCGCAACGGTGGGCACCACGATAAAGTCTTGGGCTGCCCGCCCGTACCGCAGCTCCTGCACGTTGCGCAGCTGCGTTTGAGCACCGCACAGGGGGCATACCATGGTTTCGCCGTTTCGCTTTTTGTCAATGGCGTCTTGCTCAACGTTCACGACCTGCACGCCGCTGTTGTTCTGGTATGTCAGGTTTGGGCTGCAGGGCACGCCATAGGCCGGGACGTATTCCGCCAGATACCAGCTTTCACACTCGCTGCACCACAGGGCGGCGGGGCGTATGGCGGCACTGGGGCGCAGATCAGCCCGGAAGTCTTCGCAATCCAGGCGGAATTCGGCATCATCCCGTGATATGCACCGGTAACTTGTTACAGCAAACGGCTTTCTGCCCAGGGCATCCAGATAGCGTTCAATGTCGTCCGGCGGCGCGGTTGGTATCATGGCCACATATTCTTCCAGTGTTCTCATGGCGTTGCCCCCTTACATGAAGTCCATGATGTTCAGGTGCTGGCGCTTGGGACGTTCTGCCAGGGCGGGTGCGGTGCTCTGGCCGCTTTCCGGCAGGCCGAAGTGCGCACGCAGGATCCCTGGCACGGCAGGGCCGGGGCAGCAGGCGGAACGGCCGCTTTTGTGCTTGTTGGCATAGTCGTGGATCGCTTTCTCGCAGGTTTTCAGATCATGCGTGCCGGCTTCAAGATCTGCCACAATCACTTTGGCCTCCTCTTCGTTCATGCTCTGGATTGTGGCCTTCAAATCCTCGGCCACGCACCACAGCAGGCTGCCGCTTTTCTCTTTTTGCTGCATGGCCGCAGCCATTTCCAGCGCTTTTTGCTTGTTTTCCATTTGCGTTTACTCCCTATCGTTTTATTTTATCCCGCCGGGGCGGGGGATAACGTTGTATTACCTGCGTTTCCGGCGCAGCTTGATGTATAGTCGCCATTCGGCCCGCTCTTCGTTATAGCTTGGCACAGCACCCAAAAACCTGTAACCGGGGTAGCGCCGCTCCCAATAATCAGCATCGTCCACGCGCATGGTGCAGGCATCGGCCAGCTTGCGCGGGGTCCAGTGGGTATCATTGGGGCGGGGATAGGTGGGCCGCTTTAGGCCGCGGCTTGCATGCCAGCTTTTGCGGCGGCGGGGGTATTTCAGCATGTACTTGGCCAGCCCTTCCAGGCTATCGTGTTCCGGCTGCAGGCGGTCGGCGTTCACGGTGCCCAACGGTTCCCGGCTGCGGCCGGTGCACCACAGATCTTCCAACGCATCACGCAGGGCGGCGCGGTGTTCGGCGGTCAGGCCGTCCACTTGCAGCACCATGTGGTGATGGTATCGCACTTCTTTCAGGCCGTTGGCCGGGTCAGCTTCCTGGTTCTCCGTCACGCACACCCACTTGATGGGTGTTGCATCCTGCCAGTTCTGCCGGGTCAGCCATCGGCGTACCCGTTTCAGGTAGTTGTATACGTCCTTCCAGGCGGCTTCATCGTCATCCGGCAGCCACATGTCTTCGTAGGTCAGGGTAAGAGCAAAACCCCGCTGGTCAAAATTTGTGTTCAGCAGCTGTACCAGCAGCCGCGCCGACCGTTCCCGGTTGCGCTTTTGCTGGGCCAGGCTGCTGGCGAACTTCTTCTTGCCGCGGGGGCCTGCCCGGTGTTCCCGCTCAGTGATCCAGCAGAAGTCTACCTCGGCATAGCTATCACCGCAGATTGTTTTCTGCTCTCGGATGTATTGCTTTCTGGCAGATTTCATGCTGTTCACCTCTTTTCTTTCTTTGGGGGAGAATGGACCTTGAAATAACCCCTATACAAGCCGCCCACACGGCCCCCCTTCGGACCGTTTGGCGGCAGCTCGCTGCGGCTGCGCAGCCACATGCTCTATATAATAGGTAAGCTGTGCCCGGTTTTGCGAAAGCCGCCGCCCTGGTTTAAGGGCTGCGGCTTTGGTTCACGCTTGGGTTTCTTTTGCAGGGCCGCCCATCAGGCGGTCGTGGATGATTGCGGTTTTTGTTTCGATAATGCGGCGGCTGACAATGGCTAAAAGTCTGTCAAGCGCTGATACGCCGCAACCGGGCCCCGCTTCGCCCATCTCAAACAGCAGGGCTACCAGCACTTCTTTGTTGCTTGGCTGCGATCCATCCCTTTTGTACAGTTCCTCTTGCATACACCGGAATACCATCTCAGCCCCACGCGGCTGCGGCAGCCCCATCGTGCCCATGATCAGCTTGATGCACTTTTCCCTTGTCATTGATTCCATCCTTTCTGTTTTACTGTTGCCCTCCAACCCGCCGGGGTGCAAGGGTCTTTTTTAAGGCGGTGGCGGTTTGCGGCATGCTGTCCAGATACGCAAACTGTTTCTCATAGGCCCGGCGCTTGGCATCCTGGGCGCAGTCGGCCTTGTAACGTTCGCAGTTGGCATGGCAGCCCACGCGGCGCTGTTGGCAGTTTTTACAGCTTCGTTCCATCAGTCACCCCACCTTTCGCCGCGGCTGCAAAAGTCGCTTGGCGTGTTGCGGCCATACAGCGGGCACTGCACGGTGGCCCAGTAGCGGCAGCGCCCGCACCGCGGCAGGCCCAGCCGCCGCAGGTGCATGGCGCGGGTGATGTGCAGCCCGCACCACTGGAATCAAAAATTGTCATTGGTATCATTCAACCTCCCATTCTTTGGTGGCGCGTCCCGGTGTTGATCCGGGCGGCATGGGTTGCTTGGGCCATGCCGGTGCTGCACACGCACCATAAAAACCCGCCTGCCCAGGCGCACCCGCGGCGCTTGGCAATCTGCACGCAGGGGCCTGGCACCCGGTGGAAAAAGCCGGGCTGAAAAGCTAACAGGCGGCCGCCGGGCACAAGCCGTGAGTAGTGGCCGGTGCCGGGCGTTGTGCATTACCTGCACAGTGGTGTTGCCGTACTTGCCCACGCAGCAACTGTGGGAGGATTCAGGGGCCGCCGCGGCCTCGTGCAGCTTTGGCGGCATATCTGCCCCGCCGGGGCGGGGTTATTGGATCTTGTAGTGCTCGGCCAGCTGTTTCAGCACAGCCGGGTGCAATATAGATAGCTCAAACCGGGTGCGGCAGGCATCGCCGGGCGGACTTACCTCGCCCAGCTTGGCCAGGTACTGGTTGTACAGCCAGCCCATCACGGGGTGGGCAATGTTCGTCATGTACCAGGGCGCGCGCTTGGGGTTCTGCTCTGCGGCCTTGCGGCGTTCCTCAATGATCAGCGGGGCCAGCCGGTCAATCAGGGCCGCGCGTTCCTCCGCCGTCATTGGCGGCCGCCTTTGCCGGGGCGGAATACATCATCATCATCGTGCAGCCGTTCTGCATCCCGCATGGCATTGCGGTAGCCCACATCCCGGCCACTGGTCCAGGTAGCCAGCAGCCCCAGGACCACAACCCCGGCAGTAATAAGATAGCAGATCATTATTTCAGCACTTCCTTCACATCGTCCAGCAGATCGGCTGGTATCATTCCGGCCTGCATCATGTGGTGCAGGCTTTCCCGGTAAGCGTGCAGGCGGCCTGCCAGCTCTGCCGCCTGGCAGATCAGCATGCCACGCGTGCCGGGGTTGTGTACGCCGTTGGTGCTGCGCAGTATAATGCAGTAGGTTTTGCGGGTGGCAGCGGTGTTTTCCACCAGCCAGGCCACGGCCTCCCGCGGCGTCATTGGTGCGTCCATGGCTTTTTCACCCTCCCCGTGTTCGGCATCTGCGCGGACAGGAAAGCCGCCGCGCAGCGCTCGCAGTATGCTTCGTTATTGACCGCCGGGCTTTTGCACTCAAATGCAAGCCCCAGCTGTGGCGCAAGGTATTCCGGGCAGGCCCAGTGCAGGTAGCTGGCGGCGGCCATTCTGGCGGTGCAGCGGCGCAGGCCCCGCAGGGTGTTGTCCACGCAGCCAACCTTGACGATCCGCTCTTCCTCTTCCAGTTCCTGCAGCCATTCCAGCACCGTCATGGCTGCACCGCCGTGTTCTGATTCTGCGGGGTAACAATCTCCGTTTGCCCCATTCCCTGGGCTTCGTACCGCCAGCGGGCGGCTTCGTTCATCTCGTGGGTGCCAAATGCCACAGCCAGTGCCAGTGCAATGGCCATGGCCACAGTAGCCCAGCGCCACAGGCTTGCATTTTCCTGTGCTTGCCGCGCTGCCTGCCTGGCATCTTCGGCCTGATAGCGGGCCAGCCAGGCATCATCTTCGGCATTCTGCTTTTCCCAGTCTTTGCGGGCGGCAGCTCGCTCTGCCGTGTTGGCGCGATATTCGGCGCGGATCACACGCTGGGTCAGGTTCACCCAGCGTTCTGCGTTGCTGGGGTTGCCGTCATTGATGGACCGCAGCACGGCGGTCATGTCCTTTAATTCTCTGGCTTCCATGGTTCATGCCTCGCTTTTCTTGCCGGCTTCCCGCTCCAGCGCCGCTGCAAACAGCTCCGCCAGCACGGGGGCAATGCAATGTATTGCTTCATCGGTCAGGTGTGCGCCCGGCAGCACCGGGGTGCCGTCCGGCAAAAAGCCCTCCGCAATCACAAATTCTTCATTTTCCATCTTGGTTCTCCCATCTGGGCGGGTAGTTCAGCACGGCATCCATCATGCAGCCGCAGGCCACGGCGGCTTCTAGTGTGTTGGCCCAGTCCTGCCGCCGCCGGCCGCGTTTTACTGCGGCGTACAGCAGCTCTTCCACCAGGTTCTGGGCGGTCGATCCGCGCACGGCCAGCGGGTGGCGGCGCATAATCAGCTTGCCCAACGGCTGGCGGATATGCAGGTCGGATGTTCTTGTGCCAACTTCCTGCGCTTCATCCAGCCGCATTGCCACCAGCAGCCACATATCAGACCGCACAAGGCGTGCAGCTTCATACGCCACGGCGTACAGGGCGGCTTCCAGCGCATAGGCGTCGGCGGCTTTTTGGGCCGCCGGGGTGCTGGTGGTTGTAGCATCAGCGATCCGGCAGGCGCGGGCCAGCTTGTGGGTGCTCTCCATAATTCCGGCGCTGGTAACGCCCTGCGGCTTTTGGGCTGCTGCCAGGCGCAGGGCATCCGTGCCCATGTTGGCAACGGCATCCCCGCTTGCGCACAGGGCAGCGGCCCAGGCGCGTTCTAACGGCGTCATGCCGCGCCGCCTGCGGGTTCCGCGGCCTTGGCCTGAGCTTTGCCGGCCACCAGGCCCATCACATAGGCCATAGCCTGGGCGCGTTCCGCCGGGGTCATTTTTGCCAGCTCTTTGGCCAGCTCTTCATTAGTAAGCATCTTTGTGTTTTCCATTCTGTTTTCCTTTCTGCCCCTGTGCGGGGCGCTTTTCGCATACGGGTGGCAGCGGTTCTTGTGCCGCTGTGCTGCCCCATGCTATAATCTCCCCACCAATGCCAGCAGTGCATAGCTGATGGTGCGCAGGCACACGCACCAGGCCGCACCGCAAAGGCATTGATCTCCTAACATATAATTTTTTTGCTCCTGCCCTATCTCATGCACAGGGGCGCACCCTCTTTCGTGACGGAAAGGAGGTGCTGCTGTGAAAAAAGTCACTGTAAAATCCGTTGCCGAAGTAAAGCAACTCTTGACTGACGGATACGAATTGATTTACTGGTCCTACTGGGCCGGTAATCCCAAAACAATGACTTATACCCTGCAAAAGACTGAGCACTGATAAATAGGCGGTGCCCCTGTGCATGAGATAGGGCAAGAATTTGAAGAACCTTTCTGGGTATAATAGTGGTAGATACCACAGCAACTTGTGTCTTGATTCTCTTTAGCTGTGATCTACCCTATGCCCTTATTATAGTATCTTGATTCAACATTGTCAACTCCAAATTTCAATTTTTTATGTTGCTTTATTCAACTTTTTGTGCTATACTAAATGCAACGAAACGCGAAGGGAGGTGATAATATCAGCACAATAAACGATCGCGTTAAAGCCGTTCGCAAGGCGCGCGGGATGACGCTGGAGGAATTCGGAAAGCAGCTAGGTATTGGCAAATCTGCGGTAAGCAAACTCGAAAAAGGTTTGTGCAAGGTCACGGATCAAAACGTTCTTTCTATCTGCCGTGTTTTTGACGTCAACGAGGACTGGCTGCGCAACGGCACCGGCGGCCCGGAAGCCATGTTCAACGCCCCAGCGCTGGACGACCTGGTGGAACAACTGGCCCAGAAGTACGATCTGGACTATATTGGCCGTGAGGTGATCCGCACCTATGTCAACATGGATACCGCCGCGCGGGTGTCTATCAGCCGCTTTGTCATGCAGCTGACCCGCAATGTGGAGCGCAGTGAAGCCGAAATGCTGGCCCAGCAAGCCACCACCGAAAACGACCCAAACGCCGCCGAAGTTGCCACCTGATCCTCTGGCGCTGGCAATTTTGATCAAAAATACCGCAGTCAAACATCAGACTGCGGTATTTTTGTTGCAATTCTTTCCCGTTTGTGCTACTTTATATACAAGGATTCAAGGGGAATGCGGGTAAATTATATTATTTACCCGTTTGTATCTATGTTTAGCAGCCCCTGCCGCAATAGTTGGCAGGGGCTTTTGCTTATTATAGCGGTATAAAAAGCAGGAGGTATTTATCATGGGCATTTTTGACACGATTCAAGAGGAATCTACGTTCTCCAGGGGATCTGGCATCAGCTACCAGTATGTTGTGCTGCAGGTTACCCTGAAAGAAAAATTTATTGGCACAGGTTCCGGCAATCTGACAGAATTGGAGAAAGTCATCAACGAACAGGCAGCCAAGGGATACCGCCTGCATACTATCTCCACCACAAGCAGCGGCAGCAAAGGCATAATGGGCGGCGACCGTATTCAGGCAACCATGGTATTTGAAAAGCTGGGCTGATAAACTAGTATTTGCAAATGCCAGCCATATTTTTATGGCTGGCATTTGCTTTTCGCAAGGGAAAAAAGAGCTTGACCGCCGCACAGAGTTTTCCACCCGGAAGCAGGCAGGCGTTGAAAGAACGGCTGCATATGGCGTAAAAAGCCCTGCCGGGAAATCCGGCAGGCAGGGAGTAATATCATGTCTGCTACAATTCCATCTCTTATGCAAGCCCCGCGGGCTTTCGGCTACTGCCGTAAATCTACCAATGAGCAGCGCGAGGAATCCCTGGAGGCCCAACAGCGTGCAATCGTCACCTTTGCCGCCACGGCAGGGTATGAGCTGGTACAGGTGTATAAGGACCATGGCAATTCTGGCCGCCGGGGTGAACGCCCGGAGTTTCAGCGCATGCTGGCCGATGCGGCAGCCGCCGGGGTGCAATACATCATCGTGCACAAGCTGGACCGCTTTTTCCGCAACGCGGATCAGCAGACGGTAGTCGAAATGCAGCTGCGCCGGCAGGGCATTCAGGTCATTTCCGCGGCGGAACACTTTGACGCCACTCCGCAAGGCCAGTTCATGCGCAATGTAACCAAGGCCATCAACCAATGGTACAGCGCCAATCTGGCGCAGGAGGTTGCCAAAGGTCTGCGCGAAAACGCTCTTACAGCAAGAACCACCGGCGGCCCGCCGCCGCTGGGCTATACGGTGGATAAATCTACAGGCCAGTATGCCATTGTTCCGCGGGAGGCTGAGGCGGTGCAGCTGATCTTCAAGCTGTACCAGCAGGGAGCGGGCTACACTGAAATTATAGATGCCCTTAACGCTGGGGGCTATGTAACCCGCCGGGGGCAGCCATTCGGCAAAAACAGCCTGTACGACATCCTGCGCAACGAAAAATACACCGGCCTGTATATCTGGAATCGCCTGGCCCCCGCCGATGTGGACGGCCGCACCAGCCGCCGCAGGCTCAAACCGCGGGACGAATGGGTTTGCGTGGAGAATGGCATGCCGCAGATCATCCCCACGGAACAGTGGCAGGCCGTGCAGGACGAAATGGATAAACGCAAGCACCGCAACGCCCAGTACAAGGCAAAGGCTTTCTACCTGCTTTCCGGGCTGGTATATTGCGGCGGCTGCGGCGGGGTCATGTCCGGCGAAATGCACCGCTACAACAGCCACGGCAAGGCGGTGGAGTACCGGTACTACCGCTGCACTGCCCAGCACCGGCAGCACGACGGGGGAGCGCACGCCCACCGCGTCAACGCTGACCGCTTAGAGAATGCAGTGATTGATTATATTCAACATATTGTGCTGGATCCTGTTAATATGGATGCCCTATGTGTTGCTGTGCTGGAAGCCCTGCAGCCGGATGGCCGCAACGCAGAGCGCGCCAAAGAACTCAAGCAGGAAGCCGGCATAATACAGCAAAAGGTCGACCGCCTGTATCAGGCCATCGAAAACGGCCTGGATGCTGCCGGGGCCATTGAGCGCATCAACGCCCTGCAAAAACAGCGCATGACCCTGCTGGCCCAGGCCAACGATCTGGACATCAGCGCAGAATCAGCCGCCGCCAGTGTGGATGAACTGCGCCGCGTGTGGTCCGGCATAAACCTGCGCGAATTGCAACCCGAAAAAATGCGCGTAATCGTGCGCGACCTGATCTATAAAATTGTTGTGTTTGATGACGGCCCGCGCGGCAGCCGGCTGCGCATTATCCTGAACCCCGCCCGGCTGAACCCCTCTGCCATCCCGAAGGCCATCGAAACAATGCCGTTTTCGGAACTTCAAAATTTTTCGCATACGGGCGGCAGCGGTCTACCCCTGCCATCCATATGCGAAACGATTACAGTCCTTGATTACGGCTTGATTGCCGCAGAACTATCAATCGTTCGCTAAAAAGTAAAAGGG